TGCATCGGGGTTATGGTCGCTGATTCTCGCGGCGTGCGCTCGATCACCAATCCAGCCATCGGAGCGGCGGTCACGATTCGGCCAGCGCGCGTTGATCTGGTTGCGCAGCGTGATGCCACCAGCGCACAGGGTTGCCATCAGCGGGCCTCATCCACAAATGACGGGGTGCCCTTATCGCCTACGCCTGTGGCAATCAGGGACATGAGCACGCTGGACAGGGCAGCCAAGGCAGCAACGGATAACGCTTGCGTCCAATCCACTTGCATGATGCCCGTTACTTGGGTGCCCCATAGGGCAAGCAGGGCTTGAGCTGCCGTGCGAATGGCACGCTCGGCGGTGTCTTTCCAGAATGCGAGTGACCACATATTTGCCTCCGCAGGGAATAAAAAAACCGCCCGAAGGCGGTGGGGGATTGTGTTGCGCTTACAGATCGTTGTTCAGGTGGTAGGTAATGTGTTCATCAACCTTGCGCCGTACGTCCTTCATATCGGATTCAATCCGGTTCAGCGCGTCCCGCGTCGAGCTGCCACCGTTCGGCTTAAACTCGCGCTGCAAAGCAACCTGAGCGCGAATAAGCCACAGAAGGCCGCCAAGTATCGCGGCAAGCAAAGTAATCGAGCCAACCGAGATGGCGATTATTTCAGCGGTATTCATGGCGTGCCCTTTCCTTTTCCTGCGCCGTTTCTTGTTGCAACGCCACCGCGTCCATCGCTGCCTGATACCCGCGCCGGAAACCCTCCGCCAAGCCAGCCTCAAAATCACTCACTCGGAGCCTCCGGCCACACCGCCGTACGCGGATCAACCGTGTTCGCTGGCAGATCACGCAACGCCTGACGGTACGCCTCCCACGGTGCCCGATCCCACGGCGCGTCAGCGATCATGCGGTAATCAGTACGCTTGAGCAACGCATCACGGCGCACGCGCAAACGCTCCCACACGTATTCCATCGGGATCGTGTCGCGGGTGAAATCCTGCTCAGGCGAAAGATACTGCCAAGTGTCCGTCACGTCAGCACTCCCTCATAAATTGAATAGAATCGTATGGAGTCGTCTACAGCAATAGACCATGTTCCCGATTGAATGCGTTCGCTAGATAGGTAAATGGACGCACCCGAAATAACTGTTCGCGCAATGATTATTCCAGCAGACAGATTCTTGACGCTGAGGTGGTAAATGATTCCTGTGCTGTCATCAAATATCTCGCCCGAACTAACTTGTGAGAATCCAGCAACACCGGATAACGCCACTGGCCTGCTAACTGTTACCGTGTCGGTTGCTGACGAATCAAGAGTCGTTGTCGAACCCGCCGTGATTATTCCTTTCACGTAGACGAGAGCGCCAACTCTTGTGTAACTTGCTGAGATCGTGCCGTCACCAATTGTCATGTTTGTCAGGGTTGGCGTGTACGAAACAAACTCGCCGACGCCACGCCACGCGCTGCCGTCATAAAACTTGTGCAGGTTCGTGTCGGTTTCGTAGATCGTCATTCCCTCAGACGGCGAGGAAGGCCGCGTGCTGGACGTGCATGTGATGACCGCTTGCCGCATCAGAAACGTGTTTACATCCGACGAGGTGAGGACACCGGGAGCGAAAGTCTTGAACGCCATTACACAACCTCAGTTTCGTCTAGTGTCACGCTGCCGTCGTCCTCGATTACGCCGTTAGGTAAGCGCGAGTCATCCCACGCGAACATCAACGGCTCGGCTTCAAGTGGTGGGATAGCGTCGGTGAAGGTCGGCTCACCGAGGGTGATGCCGTTCACGTGTAGGCCGGTGCAATCGGACGCGCTGCGGAACGTACCCATTAGGACAACCTCGCGTCGTAGTAAGCCATAACCGAAGCCATTTCTGCATCGGATAGTGGACGCCGAAACACGCTAATAGAAATCAACTCCATGCTCGTAGGTGACTGATAATCACTTTCTGCACCTATGACCAACGGCAGCGTGTTTGTCATGTCATTTATTGTCGCTGTCCCTGTTGAACCCGTTGTGTCTTGCGAGTCAATTTGCAAGAAGTCTGGCGCTTGGCGTCTTGCAACGATCACGTGCAAATCACCTTCGCTGCCGATGCTGACGGTTTCAAACTCGGTAGTACCTGCACTGTCTCGAACATAAACTCGATATGTGCCTTCTGTTGATTCACCCCGTAACCGCCAGCCGGGAAAATCAGTGGATGTATTTGCCTTGTAAACTAACGGCGCATAAGCAACCGTAGGCCACCGACGCACAACAGCAACCAAAGTGAAGTCATCGCTTGCACCAAAGTTCAGCAGCGCGTTATCCGCCACCTCCATATAGTCATCCGTACCGAACAGCCACACCGGAGATACAACCGCCACCGACTTCCTGCCGCTGCTGCTGCGGTTGATCGTCACCGTCTGCCCCGTCAAAGCCGTAAACGAAGTAGCCGCTCCCGTAGTAATAACGCTGGTGTCCACATCCAGCACCATCGTGCCGTCAATACCGTCAAGGACTTGAGCGCGGTAGATTTTCGCTGGTATCGGCGCACTTGTACCACTGCTGTATTGAGCACCGATCCCCACATTAGCGATCCCTGAATAGATACTCGTTGCAGCGCCAAGAACAATATCAGTGCCTAATTGTGTCCAGGTTGAACCATCAACGCTAGTGTAATACTTCACTGTTGCGCCACCCGCACCATTATCTACGTCAAGCGTCGCGCGTATCCAATACGCTTCATAATCTACCAAATCAAGGACTACGCTAGATTGAGTAGTAGTGCTGACAGCGGTTGTGCCGTTGATCGTCCAATTCAATTCAAGCGTTCCGGTCGTGTTGATGAATAGACTCCATGAGTATTCGGTGGCGCTCGCATTACGCTTGGCAAGCAAAACAGTTGCTGACGACGAAACCCAATCATCGTGCGCCAAATAACACCTAATATCAATGTCACCTGTGATATCGAGTGCCGCCTCATCCGGAACTGTCAGGAAATTACCGTTCGCACCCGGCAAGTAAACGTAGTTCCCCGCGTTATCACCAGGCCAATCCAGAAACCGCGCGTCATTAGAATCCGCGCTAGTCGTGGAGCCGTTCTGCCCATTCAAATCCGAGCCACCCGTACCAAGATTCACGATTACTTGAGGATCAGTCATCAGTACGTCATCTCCGAAGTGTCAAGTAGTCCACGGTTAGGATCATCAAGAATGAAGCCAGCACGAGAGAACGGGGTGAGCTGCAAGCGGATGCGGTGCGTTGCTGGCGTTATCTGATGCTCCACCCCTTCAATGATTGAATCAGTGTCAATCGCATCACCAGTATCGTTAGGTGTCCACACGGTGCGCACCACGTCACCGATTTCCAGTCGCTTGATATAGCGTTGATGCAGGGCAGATAAACCCTCAAGGATGAGATCGTGGGCTGCTACACGGACATTAGGTGTGCCATACAGATCAACCAGATAGTCAGTAAATGATGCCGTTTCCGCATCAGACAGGAACAGCAAACCTGTCTTATTCAAGGTGCGGATACCGTAAACGTCCTGCGCGGATTCATTCACCGCCGTCTGAGTTTCCCCATTAGCTCGCGTCACTTGGGCGCGGGTATAGAGGAACTCAGAACCATACTCGATTTGCACGCCGTGGAAGGAAACAACAGGCGCGACATATTCCGGTTCGCTCGCATCAAACCACAACGTCGCATCCTGCAAGATCGTCTGCGCAACCGCATCATCATCAAGGCGCAACGGTTCAGGGCTAGAAGCATCAAACCACAACGTAGCCTCAGACAACAGAGCCAACGCCTGCACATAATCATCATTAGCGTCAGCGAAAATGACGCGCGCTGATTCCACGATCCCCGAGGTGCGATCCCTATACCGCAGCACACCGGCACCATCAACAAACAATCGGCCAAGATCAGTGTCCTGAACGAGCTGTAAATAGTTCAGCGTGTTTGTGTTATCGGCCACCGTATCGGCCTGCATCGGATTGAAACCAGGATCAAGATAAACGTCACCAGAATAGGAAACCTCATCACGGGCAAGAATCGCCTGGATGCGCTCAGCGGGCGTATCCTCAGTGTTCGTATATGACAGTAACGCCGTTTGACTCAACAGGGCTAGGCCGTCAATGCAGGACACTTCCGCGCGTGATTCACCATTGACAGAATAGTCAAAGTTCCAGTCCTCAATGAAACCGTCAAACAGGCTTATTCCCTCAGACACCACCGACACTCGAAGCCTCGGACGAATCTGCCCAAAGTAAGGGCCATCCTTATACAACGGATCAAACCTGCGATCCTCATTGAGCAGCGTGAACGTGCACACGCCAGAGGTGAACGCATCCAACTCGCGGGAACGCCCACGGCGAATGTTGCACTGCACCACCGAATCGGAGACATCAGTAGCCGTCCCATTGAAGTAAATGGTGACGGTTGGGATTGTAATGTTCGCCATTTATGCGCCCGTAAACACAGGCCCGTTAGTGCGCTCAAAACGCTTGATAGCCTCAACAATCTGGCGGCCCACCTCGGCACCGTTGGTGCCCATTCCGGCATTGACCGTGAGGTTGATGCTGCTACCCATGCCGCCGCCAGGGTTAGACATGGCAGGGCCGTTAGGGATGATCGTGCCAGCGACATCAGGCACGAACACCTCAGGGCCACGCTCGCCCACCACATACGCGGTGTTTGCAGACACAGGGCCGCCTGATGCTCGACCAGGCAGGCCCACGGATTCATAAACATCGCGGTGGATCGTAGTAACCGTGACGGTCGCTGAACGATTCAGCGATGCGGCGAGATTGTCCATGATCCGCTGCATGCGCTTATTAGATGGCCCACCAGGTCCAAGATCGGCAGCGAAACCATTGAGAGTGTCTTGGGCGCTCTTGACGCCTGCGCCGTAGTAGGCAGACGCAGCGAGCAATGCCACCTCATCAGCAGCAGCCGTTGAAGTTTCAACCAAGCGGTTGGTCTGCTCAATGGCAGTAGCGCCACCCTCAATCAACTGATTAGCGATGCCTGTGCCAGCAGTGACACCAGCAGCCAACACCTGCTGCAACGCCTCAGGGGAAAGGCCAAGAATGACCAGTTGCTTGATGCGGTCAGCAAACATCACCGCATTGTTGGCTTGATCGGTGAGCGCCTGAAGGAACGTCATGCCAGATTCCTTGGCGGCTGCGTAAGCGTCACCGAACGAGAACGCCTGCGTGATGGATGACACCACGCTGTCTTTGAAGTTGATGAACGTCTGTTCAGCGTCACGCAGGTTGTCTTTCAACTGCGTAATTAGGTTGCCGTACTTCTCAGCAGGTGAGTCCTCAATGCTGGCAAGTAGTTCCTTACGAAGATCAGAGAATGTTTCAGTTGTTTTCTTGGTTGCCGAGCCAACAGAACGCGTTGCCGTTTCTGTTTCATTGAGTCGCGCTTTATAATCCTGCCAACCAGCGCTCTTGTTCAGTTGCGCAAGGATCTGAAACCGCAAGTTATTCTTTTGATTCTCGGCAGCAAGATTAGCGGTGGCTTGAGCTGCCGCATTCAAGCTTGCAATATAAGCAGGAATTGAATCATGCGTAGCAGCCAAAG